CGGGCACGCCGAATCTGTCACATGAAGGGTACCCAGGGCGGGTTCACGCAGATTGAGGTCTTGCGGAGCCTGCACGGCATGATCCATCGCCGGTTCCCGCAAGGCGTCCTGTACATGTTCCCCACCACCGACAACGTGCGTGAGTTCTCCAAATCGCGGTTCGGACCCCTGATTCGAGACAATCCTGAGACCATCGGGAAGTTCGTGCGGACCCCGCGACAACGCGGAACCGATACCGCGAGCCTGAAACGGGTCCACGATGCGTACCTGTTCTTGCGCGGGGCCCGGCTCACCCAAAACATCGAAGGGGCAGGGTCCGCGTCCGAGAGCGTCCAACTGCGGTCCATCCCCGTCGACAAGATCGTCTTCGACGAGTTGGACCTGATGAACGAGGACGTGATCGAGAAGGCCCGCGGCCGGATGGGGCACAGCCGCGTCAAGGAAGAGGTGTTCATCGCCAACCCGACGTTGCCGGACTTCGGCATCGACCGGATCTTCGGCCAGTCCGACCAGCGGCACCTCTTCCGCAAGTGCCAGAAATGCAGCCGGTGGGTGTGTGCGGAAGTGGCGTTCCCGGACTGCGTGGCCCTGCGAAAAGACGGAACCGGGTACATCGCCTGCCCGAAATGCGGCTCGCCGGTCGGCCTTGAACAGGTCTGCTGGGTGCCGGCGTTGCCGGAGAACGGGAACCCGGCCATCGTCGGCCCGGAAAACGCCATCGAGGGATACCGTTGGAGCCAGTTGTCGAGCGCCTTCAACGATCCCGGCGAGATTCTGCGGGCCTTCAACGATCCCCCCGAAGGAAACCTCGGAGACGTGTACCGGCTCCGGCTGGGCCTGCCGTATGCCGCCGCCGAGAACCGCCTGACGGCCGACCGCGTGTACCAGTGTTGCGGGGACCGCGTTCTGGCGACCAACAGCATCGGCCCCTGCGCCATGGGCGTCGACGTCGGGAAGGTCAAACACGTCGTCATCGGCACGCGGACCGACCCGAAGAAGTTCCAGATACTCAAACTGGCCCGCGTGTCGAAGTGGGAAGACCTCGCCGACCTCGCCCGGCGATTCAACGTCCGGTCGGCGGTCATCGACATTCGACCCTACGAAGACGAGGCCCGGGCGTTCCAGAAAGCGGAACCGTACCCGATCTTCCTCTGCCAGTACGACGAGAACCGCGTCCAGGAAGCCCGATTCGACCAGGAACAGGGCCTCGTCCGCGTGAACCGGACGGAAATCATGGACCGGTCGCACCGGGCGATCACGGAACACGAGATCGTCTTGCCGCGTCGGGGCCCGGAAGTCGAGGAGTTCGCCCGGTCGTGCTGCAAGACGGCCAAGATGCTGGAAGAAAACGCGAAAAGCGGGACGAAAATCTACAGGTATCACAAGATCGGCGACAAGAAAGACGATTACCGGCACGCCCTGAACTATTTCCTGATGGCGGCCAGCCCGGTGCGGCTGGCAACCGCCAAGGAAACCCGGACCCGGCGCCCAACACACGCAGTCAACGAACTGGCGGTAGCCTGATGGCCTCCAAGACCAAGAAGATGCGGCAACAGGTAGAGGCGATCAAAGAGGAAATCGTCCGCGCGCACCTGGCGGGGAAGTGCGACGCGGAAGGGCGGTCGCTGCCGGCGGCCCCGGCCCCGCGCCGACTTGCGCCACAGTTTGTGCTCGTCAACGTCAGCAAGGGCCTGTTTCTCGGGGCCATGCACCCAGATACGAGTTCCCACGACGTGTATGGCCTGACGGACGCCGAGTACCGGCTGTTACGCGACGAGGCCACGCGGCGGCAACAGCCGGTGCCTCCGAAAATCGACATGATGACCGATAACTGGGCGAGGCGCTGGATTTGCGAGCGACATCACTGGCGTCCCCGAGAACTGTACGCCTTGCAGGACGTCACCATCAGGTTCTACCGAGAGGAAGCGGCCCCGAGCGACGGACACCCGGTACGCTATATTGCGAGAGCAGAGGACCGGCAGGAGTGGGACATTACCCCGGCAGACGCGGCGTGTCGGCTCCTGAAGACGCTACTGGCCGAAAACAAGCACCCGGCCGTGGAGACGAAACCCTGATGGCCTCCAAGACCAAGAAGATGCGGCAGAACGAAGAGGCGGCCAAGCAGGAAATCGTCCGCGCCTACCGGGCGGGGAAATGCGACGCCGACGGCCGACCCATCCCGAAAGAGAAGTGGGGAATGGCCGGGAAAGGGTGCCATTTCCGGCCGCCCATTGACCGCAAACAGTACCGCAAAGAGTATCGGAAGATCTTCGGGCACGACTGAGGAGGGTAACGATGACGGACCTGCAACAGCAGATTCACGAGGCGCACGAGGAAATGGCCAAGGTGGCCAAGGACCACGCCGACGGGGGTACCCTGTTGACGATGGAACCCCATATCCGGCGACTGATCCGGAACCAGGTGCGGATTCTGGCCGTGCTGGATGCCCCGGAACCGCCGGAACCGGCCGTCGACCCGCAGAGGCTCTTGCGCTGGATGAACTTCTGGGACGAGCACGGGGCCGGTCTCGTCGCCCTGTTGAACAAGCAGCCGCCGAAGAAGGGCGGTCGGCCCGCCGGGGTGCCGCCCGCGAAACCTAAGGAGCCCCAATCGTGACACAGGTAGCCGTGCCGGAAGCCGCGACGGGTTCGTTTCAGACCGACCCGGAAGCCGAACGCATCATCCAACTCCGCAACCGCGAACAGCGGGCGCAGGAGAACTTCCGGACCCTGTGGCAAGACACGGCCGACCTCATCTTCCCCCGCGAAAACCAGATCACCAGCCGCGAACTGCCGGGTACGCACAAGGCCCTTCGCGTGTACGACACGACGGCCATCCGCGATTCCCAGGAAATGGCCAGCGGACTCTCGGGGGCCATCATCCCGACCGGCGGCCCGTTCTTCGGGCTGAAGGTCAGCAAAAGGGCGCTCGCCGGCCGCGACGACGTGCAGCGGTATCTGCATGAAGCCGCCGAAATCGCCCATGAGGAACTGTTCGAGTCCAACTTCGTCCTGCAACTGAACGAGACGTTGCGGAGCCTCGTCGTCTTCGGCACCGGAAACCTCTACACCGAATGGAACCGAAAGGCCGGCCGGCTCAACTTCAAGGACTACGACATCGGGACGTACCAGATGCTTGAAGACGCCCGGGGCCAGGTCGATACCGTCATCCTGACCATCCACATGACGTACCGGCAGGCGGTCCAGGAGTTCGGTGTCGAGAACCTGAGCCAGGGGTTGCAGAAGGCGGCCGAGGCGGCCGAGAAAGGCGCGTCCGTCGCCAAGTCGTTCGAGTTCATCCACATCGTCCGGCCGCGGACAGACCGAAAGCCGCAGTTCCGCGATGCCCGCAACATGCCGTTCGAGTCCGTGTTCGTCGAGGTCAAGGGGAAGAAGGTCGTCAAGGAAGGCGGATTCGAGGAGTTTCCCTTCGCGGTGGCCCGGTGGATGAAGTCGTCCGGCGAGAAGTACGGCCGCGGGCAGGGTACGGAGGTCTTGCCGGACGTCCGCGTTCTCCAGACCGTGAAGAAAGACCTGCTCGAATGCGGGAACAAACACAACAACCCGCCGCTGGAGGTGCTGGACACCTACGAAGGGACCGCCAACGTCTCGCCGGGGGCACTGAACTACGTCCAGCAGTTGGGGTCGTTGAAGGCCATCGACCGCGGGACGCTCGGCAACTTCCCCATCACGCAAGAGGTGTTGCAGGAACAGCGGAACATCGTCCACGAGGCGTTTTACCGCGACCTGTGGCGACAACTGGCCGACCTGACGCACCGACAAACGACCGTCGAGGTCCGGGCGCGGTTGCGGGAAGGGTTACGGCGGATGGCGAGTCCGGCCGCCCGGATTCACAGCGAACTCTTGAAAACCGTGTTGAGCCGGACGGTGTTACTGCTCATCCGCAACGGCCGCATTCCGCCGCCGCCGGAAGACGTGCAGGGCGCCCAATTCGGTATCGAGTACGTCGGCGAACTGGCGTTGGCCCTTCAGGAACAGCAGGCCGACGGGTTCACTCGGTTGGCGGAGTTTGTGGCGAACGCGAGCGAAGCGTTTCCCGGCATCACGGACAACATCAACGCGGACCGGGCCGTCCGGCGTCTGGGTCGCCGGTGGGGCGTCCACACGGACGACCTGGCGACCGAAGAGGAAGTCGTCCAGAAACGGCGAGCCCGGGAAGAGGCCGCCCGCGAAGCGGAAGCCCGCGAGACGGCCGAAGCCGCCGCGAAGGCGTATCACGCGGGGAAAGACGCCCCCGAAGAAGGTAGTCCCGCCGCGATGATGATGGGCGCCGAGGCGTAGAAAGGCACACCATGCTCGCTGAAGAGGTCAAGAGCCTGGCCCGGTCGTATCGCCGGTGTTTCGACTGCGAAGCGGGGCAGACCGTCTTGGATCACCTGTCCCGGTTCTGCATGGAACACCGCTCGACCTACGTGCCCGGCAACACGGACCAGACGGCGTTCAACGAGGGTGCCCGAACGGTCATCCTCGAAATCCGCAAACAGTTGACGCGCGACTTGGAAACCCCTGTACCGGACCAGACCGTGAACGAGGAGGGAACCGATGCCTGATGTTAGCCTGCGTGATGTGCCGTTGTCTCATTTGGTGGACGAAGTACAACGCC